TATACCAAATCCAATCTCCCTACTCTTTATAGGGTGGGGAGAATAACACGATTAGTGGAGTAACCTAACCACACCAAATCATAAGTAGTATCAGAGGGCATCAATTAAGGGTTAACCTATGAATAGGGATGCCCTCATGCAAAGGAGCATTTATGGAAGTAATGCAGATGGTGATTACTGTACTATCCCTGTTCATTTCAATGTGTACGGCAATCACCCTAATCTATGGCTTCGGTAAGTTTCTACGGAAGCCACACGACACCCTTGAGGAGCGAATTATCGTTCTGGAAACCAAAATGAAGGAAACAGATGAACGGCTGGAAAGGGGTAACGACAAATTCAAAGAACAGGACGCAACCAACGAGGTTTTAATACGGTCAACTTTGGCTCTAATCGAGTTCGAGATACAGTATTGCTTGACAGAGAACAAGCAGATAACGAACGGACTCAGTAAGGCCAAAGACGACTTGCAGGAGTATCTGGCAAGGAGGTAGTTATGGATAACAAATTATATGACATATTAAAGTATGTTGCCATGATTGTAATGCCGGCCGTTATAGCGCTGGTGGGATCTATCTTTAACATCTGGCACCTGCCTTACGGCGTAGAGATCACAGAGACTCTGGCAGCCATCAATGCATGTCTGGGCGCGATCCTGGGCGTAAGCTCAGCGCAGTACAACAAGGCCGTTGCCGAGGCTGTATCAAACGTGCCTGAGCCGGAGGATGCCAATGAAGACGATTAAGGCAAAGAGCATTTCCTTTTCTCCCGTAAAAAGGGACAGAAAGGATATAAAGTATATCGTGATCCACTACACGGCGGGCACGAAGGATACCGCTGAAAACTGCGGGGTCTACTTTGCCAATTCAAACGCCAGGGCAGCCGGAGCACACTTTTTCGTTGACAGGAACGGGGATGTGGTAAAATCCATCCCCATGAACCTGACTGCTTATTCCGTGGGCGCGAGTGCCAGGTATTCAGATTATCTGAAGACCGGAGGCGCTAAATACTGGAAGAAGTGCACCAATAAAAATTCGGTGTCCATTGAGCTGTGCGCCATTGCGGAGAAGTGGCCGTCAGCGAAGCAGCGGGAAGCGGTGGTGAAACTGATAAAATATATCAGGAAATGGTGCCCGAATGCGAAGACCGTGATAAGGCACTTTGACGTTACCGGGAAATATTGTCCCGCCACCATGATGGATAAGACAAAGTGGATCAAGTTCAAGAGGCAGATCAATGAGAGATAGAGACTATACAGTGAAAGTGTTCGCGGATGCCGTGCAAAGCAAGCTGCGGACACTTGAGTCGATCCCGGATGAGTATCGGAAGGAAGTTGAGGAGAAGATCTGGGAAAGAGAGAATGGTTGCCAGGGCAACGCCCCATAACCCCCATAAGGCTCCCGTCACCTATTTGGTGGCGGGAGTTGTTGTTTTTTATTGCTCTTGCACTACCAAGCGCAACAAAAATCAACAAAGGTCATAAAGAAATCCTGAGAGTGGTTCCGTCCCATACGGCGGATTTAATGACTTTCTTAGCGATCTCATTTTTCTCCCAGTCACTAAAATTGTTAAAATCTGATATTTCTTCCCTTAAAAGACGCAGTTTTTCGTCGATGTCTGTGAGTTTTTCTTTATTTTTTCTGTTTTCTGCGGCTATCCGGTCGCGCCGGGCGGTCAGATCTTTAAGGTGAGCGTCCTTATTCTCGATCTCTTTTATTATGTATTTCATTGCAGATGTGTCCTCAGCGAGCGAGAGGGACGCAGACAGACGTTTTAATTCGTTTTGGGTACTCTTTATAGTCTTATCAAGTTTAGAGGTCGATACGGGCTTATTTGAGGGCGTATCGATATACTTAAGTATAGCCTTGTCGTCCAGAGTGATCTCTTTGAAGATCTTTTCTACCTCGGAGTCGAGCAGATCGCATGGAGTGTATTTCATATCACAGTTCCCATAGAGTTTTCTTCCCCGACATCCATAATAACACTCGATGCCATGGGCACGCTTCTGACGATGGCGGCGCATAGCATAGCCACATTTGCACTTAAGGATGCCCTGCAGAAGGTTAGGCGGATATTTGGACTCGTAAATTTTTTGATGGGACTCACATACTTTCTGGGCCTCCAACCATTTATCAGCTGAGACGATAGGTTCATGATGGCCAACAGCGACGATCCATTCCTTACGGTCCCGTGTTTTTTGCTTCTTGCCTTCTTTTTTCTTGGCATAGACCATGACTCCATGAGATCCGTCCCACTTGGAAGGGTCATCATCGATAACACATCCGGTAGATATGAGATAGTCACGGACTTCTTTTGTTGCCTGGCAAGGAGTGGGATCACGCATGTAGCGGCCAAAATATTCCTGAATGCGGCGGCCTGATTTTGTGGTAAATCCCTCGTTATTAAGGTGCTTTTTCATCTTATCGAAGGCCATGCCGGAAATATAAAGGTCGAAGAGGTAGTTTAATGCCTCAGCGTCTTCAAGATCCGGTACAAGAGTGGAATGCTTTTTACCGTCTACGATGATCTTGGCGGCGGTATAGCCAAAGGGTGTGGTGCCACCGGTCCAAAATCCATTTTGAGCAAGGCCCGATAGGTTGTCAGAGACACGAGCGGCGATATTTTTACGCTCCATTTGCCCAAAAGCGGCGGAAACATACATCATGGCCTCCCCGATAGGGGTGGAAGTATCGATGTTCATGTCCAGGCAGATGAAGCGGACATGGTGGAGCTGTAAAAATTCGTATGCTGCAGAGAAGTCCCTGACGGATCTGGAGAAACGGTCCAGCTGGTAAACAACAAGGATATCGCAGAGATCCTGTCCGATATCAGACATCATCCTCTGATAGTCCGGGCGGTCCGTGGTGGCTCCGGAGTAGTCTTCGTCGCAATATTCTGTCCAGGAATCTATTTCATTTTGGAAATGTGACTCACAGTATTCACGGCACATCCGAGCTTGATTCGCTACGGAGTCGGAGTTGTCCCGGAAGACTGATTTGCGGGAGTAGGTAAAAAATCTCATACGCCAAGGTCCTCAAAGGTGTCGGTGGAAGGGTCATAAGAGAACGACTGCAGGTGTTCGCCCTGGATCATAGACTTAGCACTAACCTCTTCACCTTTTACATATTCGTATACATCAACTGCGATAATATCTCCAGCAAGCTGCTTAATGGTAGTGGTTGTATTGAGGCCAAGGTTAAAGATGATGAAGAGTTTATCAGATTCATAATAGGTATCGTAAAAGTCTTTTATGTAGTCCTGAGGAGTAGCGCTTGATGAAATAGTGATCATCCTCCAGTTTCCGGTAACATCATCCGGAACCGTAAGTGGCTTGGTGATGTCATATTTTTCTTTGAGAGTGTCGGCTTTAGATTCAACGGCAGCAGGCTCATTTTCAGGATCCGTCAGCTGTACGATATTGCCTTCAGTGTGGGATGCCGTATAAGATACTGCGTAAACTACTCCGATAATGACGGCCAAACTAATTACAATAATAATTACTTTTTTCATGATGTACCTCCTTTACTTAATAGACAAAATTGATAAGATAACATGCATCATCCTGATGCGTTCGCCGATTCCAACAGGTTTACCGATGCGAGAGCAGCCTGTTCCTCTGTGTATTTAAAGACGGCCTGTTTTCTATCGGCAGGAAGAGTACGGTATATGGAAACCAACAACTGCTCGTCAGCTGATAGATCTGGAGCTGGAGATGGAGCGGATCTGGGCGGAACATCATATCCCATAAGATAGGTTTCATCGACATTAAGCGCCATGGCAAGGATGGATAATTTATTTTGGCCCGGGATGACTTTGCCTGACACATATTGGCTTAGATCGTTGCGCCCCAACTTAACGCCATACTTTTCACAGAATGGCTCACATTTTTTAAGTACATCGATCTGGCGGAGTGATCTGCTCTCCATAATTTCTTTTAATCTCTGAGAAGTTGTTGTTTTCATGATATACCCTCCCGCCCTGAATTATACGCTGTTGGCAGGTGTTGTTCAATCAAAAATTATATATTATTCAAAATTAGTGAATAATGTGTTTGACATATACAAAATGTTGTGGTATAAAATTATTGTTCAACGAAATTGAACACGAAAGGAGGAAAGGATGCAATACGATTATTCTAAGCTGTCAGGCAGAATCGTTGAAAAATTTGGATCTCGTAAGGCTTTTGCAGGGGCAATGGGAATGGAGCCCACTACTTTAAGCATGAAGCTCAATAATAAACAGTGTTGGTCCCAGTTGCAGATCAGCAAGGCTGTGGAGCTTTTGGAAATCCCGGCAGAGAAGATCCAGATTTATTTTTTTACCTTAACAGTTCAAAGTGCTTGAGCAGGAGGTATATATGGAAATCAAAGTAGTAGTAGAAATGTCTCCGGACACGAGTGAGAAATTTACAAAAGCTCTGCTGGAGGCATTGGAAAAGAGGAGAAAGTGAATAAGTCATTTTTAGAAAGGCAGCAGGCCAGACGCAAGCGAGAGAAAAGGCGGAGGGTTGAAGCTATCCTGATCATGATCATGACGATCATCTGCGCAATCGCGGCATTGCTTCTCTGCGCGACTGAAGCAAACGGGATGTCGCAGGATGATATCTATGCTATAGAGCAGGCAGAGCAGCCACTGATCCGAACGGGGGAGCATGAGACCGAGATCGACCCGGTATATGCCCAGCACATTCAATTGCTCAAGGAGCAGGAAACTGCGGAGCCGGTGGTCCCGAAGTGGGAAGTATCAGACACGGCAGACATGGATATCTGTGATGATAATTTCGAGATGTTGGTTGAATGCGCTTTTGCGGAAGCAGGCAACCAATGTGAAGAAGGAATTCGCCTGGTAGTGGATGTAATAGGCAATCGTGCGGGATGGGAGATGTCTCATGTAGATGATGTCATTACCGCGAAATATCAATTCAGTTCGTATCCTGACGGGATGACGAAGTGGCGCGGTCATATTACCGAGGAGTTCATCCAGATCTGTGCGGATGAGTGGATGAAAGAGGCAAAGGCCGATGGAGGAGCCGGGGTGTATTGGTTTAGGACGGGACGTTATCACAAATTCGGAAACCATTTTAAGCCCGTGGGTGACCACTTTTTTAGTACGAGGTAGAAATGAATATAAAGACGCATTTATGCATTGATAAGGACGATCTACTCCAATTTATTGGCGATCTTAAGGCAGGGAAGTTGGTGTCCGTAAAAGAGGTCAACTATCCCGGAGCTGATGGGAGGCTGTATGAGTTCGAGGTACGGTATAGATAGGATAGGCGAAACGCTGCCAACAGGCAGCAGGCGCGCTGCCAAAAAGCAGCGTAATCCCGGGGAAGTATTCGACCTTATCCTGGATAAAAAAGTAAGAGAGCAGGGAGGAGTGGGTTTATATGGAGCTCATAAAAGCGACATTCAACGACCTTTATTTCTCACGAGATGGAACTCAAGTCGTTTTTAACCTTAAGAGGCCCATGTCGGACGAGGAACTTCAGGCACTTTATGATACCGGAGACAGAGAGCTGGCGATCAGCTGGCAGATCTACCGGGATAAGCGGAGCGATCAGGCCAATAAATATTTTCATGTGCTGATCGGGAAGCTGGCCATGGTGCTGAAGACTTCCAATGTTGAGATAAAAAATAGGCTCATAAGGGAATATGGGCAATATCAGTACATGGGAGACATAATCCCGACTTATGCGGTCAGAGAGGATATCGCAGAAAACCTTTTACTGGATCCTTATATCCATTATAAGCCGGTAGGCCGTGAAGGAGACCGGGTGCTTATGGTGATCATGAGAGGATCTCATACTTATAATTCTGCGGAGATGGCCCAGCTTATCGATATGACGGTGTCGGAATGTAAAAGTTTAGGCATCGAGACGCTGCCTCCTGAAGAGCTTAAGAGGATGTATGAAGCATGGAAGCCGGTGAAGTATGAGCAAGCGTTCTAATGCGTGTGAGTTTTCTCGAAAGGTCAGAGAGCGGATCTGGGAGAGAGACGATTATAAATGCATATTTTGTGCGAAGTTTGGCTATAGTGGATTTTTACCCAGCCAGATAATGCATTATGTGAGTAGAGCTCATGGCGGACTCGGAATCGAGGAAAATGGGGCTTTTGGATGCGTGCTGCATCATCAGATCTTAGACAATGGAGACGGAAAGCTCCTGAAGGAATACTTCCGGGAATATCTTATGAGCAAATACCCGGGGTGGAATGAGGAGGATCTTATTTACAAGAAGGGAGGATAAATGCTGCTACGAAATAACGGACAGTGCCCAAAATGTGCCGGGGCGCTGCGGATCCAGAGGGACGCTTCATTGAGATGTAATGACTGTGAATCAGTCTTTATGCCATACAGCGACGAGGGATTCGGAGAAAATGAGCTGAGATATAGAGAGAGGATGAACGATGGCGGGTTATGTAAAGATTTACAGACAGATAACAGAGACCTCGATCTGGGAAACGGATGAGCCGTATGATAGGCGGAGCGCCTGGATAGATCTGCTGATCATGGCAAATTATAAAGACAATCCTTTTTCCAAAGTAAAACGAGGTCAAGTGTGTAAGTCAGTGGTTCAGTTATCTGAACGATGGCATTGGTGCAGAAACAAAACAATAGCGTATCTGAATGCGTTGGAAAACGAAGGAATGATACGCAGAAAAAGTACAGGCAAAGGTACACGCATCGACATCGTGAAATATCAGTATTATCAAGGGTTTGATAAGGTCAGTGAACAACTGAATGAACAACCCGATGAACAACTGAATGAACAACTAAGTGAACAACCCGATGAACAACTGAATGAACACACAAAAAGAAAAGATAATAAGGGGAAAAAGGGAAAGAAAGATTTATTAGTTTCTAGCGAAACTAATTGCCAGTCTGACGACCGGCACGGCGATGTGCGGTCCGTTATAGATGCATGGAATGCAATCCCATGGACAAATAATGTTACTCGCATAAGTCCAACATCTGAGAGAGGTAAAAGCCTGAAGTCAAGGCTTAAAGAATACAGCCTTGAAGATGTCCTTAAAGCCATAGAGAATGCCTCGGAGTCCGAGTTCCTTAAGGGAGCCAAGTGGTTTAGCTTTGAATGGCTCGTTAAGCCGAACAATTTTATCAAAGTATTTGAAGGCCAATACAACGAAGGCCGTGATAGTCCCGATCATCAAAAGGGATTTGACGAGATGGCTTCCAAGTGGCTCGTTATAAAAGAACGCTGGGGCGGAGAAACAAAGGACGCGGGACATTTATTTTGGGATATATGCACGGACGGAGCTGAGATGAAGGCCGATGCCGTGGCAGATTACCGACAAGCTCTCTGGAGGGCGGATAGTCTGATCGGAGAGGTAGATGAAAAAGAGACGGGAGGTGACCTTGGACAATGGCTGATAAAGACAAGTCTCAGGTTAGGGCTGAAAAAGCGGTCATCGGATGCCTCCTGATTGACCCGGAGTGCATTGAGGGATTAAACCTATCTCCGGAAATGTTCACCGGCCTTTATACCAGGAGACTTTTTCAAGAGTTTATCGCTGCCAAAGGCGAGAGGCTTGATCATATCCTCCTGAGGGCGCGGATATCTGAAGATGACATTCCTGAGGATTTATTTATCCCGCTGCTTAACGAGTGCGTCGGACTCCCGATGTATTCCAGCGAAGTCGGGAAGTATGCAGCTCTGGTGTTTGAGGCATACAGAACGCGGATGCTCCAAAACATGGATCCGTCCAAGGATAATGCCGAGATCATTGCCAAAGTGGAATCGCTGGTATTTAATCCGCCTCCGGTAAGCATTGCAAAGATCGCCCAGGAATATTCCCTTAAGTGTTTTTCTCCCGAGCAGGATCCCGGGTTCAAGTCGGGATACCGGATGTATGACAATATGCTGGGAGGCATGAAGCGTGGTACGATCAGCGTGGTGGGCGCAAGGACTTCTGTGGGGAAGAGTGCATGGGGACTGGAAGTAGCCCTTAACATGGCTAAGCAGAAGCTGAAGGTCAGATATATCTCCACTGAGATGTCCAGAGAAGAGATCTATCATCGTCTGGTTGCTCATGAGTCGGGGATCATCTCGGCGCGGATCCAAAACGCGGACCATTATTGTGGAGATGAAGAATTTAATAATTTTGAGGCGGGAAACCAGTCTTTGTATGCTCTGAATGACTTTGTCGTAGACGATGACATTTACGACCTCGATACAGTGCGGAGCTCCATGATCGGGTATGATGTGCTGATAGTGGATTATGTGCAGGAAATCCGCATGAAGGGCAGCAGGCTTGATCGATATGAACAGTTGGCTGAGATATGCCGGGAGCTTAGGATCGCGGCAAAGAGATATGACTGTCATGTGATGCTATTATCCCAGCTGAACCGATATGTGAAGGACACTGACGAACCCGATGTTGACAATCTTTCGGAGTCGGATGCTCTGGGTAAGAGCGCAGCTCAGGTGACGCTGCTTTGGAATCTGGACGATACCAGGACAACCAAAGGGGTCAAGATCGCAAAGAACCGCCGGGGGAAGACGGGGAAGTGCTCTATGAAGTTTGACGGGGCAGTGAATAAATTTATTCCCATGACCAAAGAGGATTTTAAGCCGGCAAAGCCGGGGGAGACACCTTTTGAATGAGATAACTCAAGTATTTCAAGAATGGTGGCTGATGGTAAAAGATCAGCATGAGCGACTGCAGGCAGCAGGCTATGAGGAAGCCGTCTGGGAAGACGTAGTGAAGGAAGCTTCTGCTTTTGGGGTGAAATATCGGGATCTCGGATTTTCATTCCGGATGGCAGCTCTCGGGACTGAGATACTTGTTTATCTAAAGGGTTGAAACACCCGCGAAAGCGAAAGAACCTGTACTTTATCACGATATACCACAATCTATCGAACCAAAAGCCATGACCATCCTGTCCCATATCCGAGCCGGTGAGCCCGGGGTATGGCACGCCTCGTTAATCCTCTGCAAGAGACCGTCGCTCAACTTTTTCTTGTTATCGGTTTACCGGCTGAGACATGGGACAGGGTAGAAAGGAGAAAGATGGAAAAAGAATGCCCGGTATGCGGTAAGAAGTTCGAGACCGTGTATCCGTTTAAAAAATATTGTTCGAGTGAGTGCGCTGAAGAGCATAATATGGCAAAGAAGCGGGCTCTGTGGAATCTGCCGCACGATGCCGTTTGCCCGGTGTGCGGTGTTGAGTTTATCTGGACGGGAAAAAGACGGAGATATTGTTCTAAGACATGCTACAGAAAAGCGAACCGGGAGAGGGCAGGAAGATCTAAGGCGAAAGTAAAGAGGCAAAAGAAAGTAACGACACTTGATGAGGCGGCAGTTGCAGCAAGAAGAGAGGGGTTAAGCTATGGACAATGGATGCAAAAGCACTTTTTTGATTGATATAAGGGATGTGATTTATAGGGGCGTGAAGGCTACGCTCAAAGAAGTTGAATATGCGGTGGCGACTGAGAGATACAAGACGGCCGAGGTTTTGACAAGGCAGGCAGAGATGGGGCTTTTGTATTTGCAGTCCATGAAAGAATCCATGAAGGAGAATGAAAGATGACAATTGAACAGTGGGGCGAACTCTCCAGGGCTGTGGTAGCCGGAGACAAAGTAAAAGCTATAAGCATGATCGTTGAGGGCGCAGCTATGGATACAGCTGACCGGGCGAGCGCAGTTGTATGTGCGGACACTGTAAAGTCGCTTGAGACTGTGCGCGTGGAACTGACAGAGCTTAAGGGCGCGTATGAAAATATTTTTGCTGCGCTTGTGAAGCTAAATGAAGAAGTTGTTGCCCTGGAAGAGGCGAAGTCAGATGATGACAAGAATGATAAGCCGGAGGAGGATAGCGGGCATAAAGAGGACGACGTGGCGGATGATAAGGGCGGCGCGCAGGATGAAAAGGCGTCAGAGGATGGAGATGATCTCCCTTTCCCGGAGGCTATGGGCGTGATACTAAAGGTCTGCAAAAAGTGTGGACATGCCTTTGGGGCTAAGAATAACAAGTGCTCTGTATGCCCGGATTGCAAGAAGTTACGGCAGCATGAAACTTATAAAAGATGGGCGGATAGGCAAAAGGATAAACGGGATGAGCCCGGAAACAGGAAGGCGGCCGTTATTGACAAGGATTTTGATGATGTCGTAAATGACATGATAAAAGAGACTGCCAAGGAGCTGGCAGAAGGGTGACGCGAGAGGCAGCAGGCTAAGAAGGGAGAGCAATATGGATTGGATACCTGTAACGGAGAGAGTGCCGGATAATGACAGATATATTTTGCTCAGCTTTGAAAACTTTAGTGTTCCGATGGTCGGGCGGTATGAAGAAGACGAAGAGGGAGGCGCTTTCTTTGTAGGCGATGATGATGAGCCTATATCAAAATCAGGGGTGTTTGTAAATGCCTGGATGGAATTGCCCAAGTGTTACAAAGAGCCAGAGTAGATACAATGGCAGATGGATATTTATGATTATTTGAGGGGCTGATATGGATCAGATGACTATATTCGACTTCCTGCCACAGGAGTACAACGTCGAGAAGATGACCACCAAGGAGATAGCTGAGGTCATAGGCAGCAGGCTGGGGATAAACTTCCAAAAGTGCAAAATTGACGGACTCGACTGCGAGATCTACGAGGCTAAAGTTGGAAAGTTAACTTTGGAGATAGATAAGGGTCAATTCAGCGTACCGCCATATACGTGGTATGTGGGATGCGGATGCGGTTATAACTATGGCTATTCGGGAGCGCCCATCGAAACGATAGACGGCGCGGTTAAATGGTTTAGAAGGGAACTAAGCAGATGAACTATATACGCGGAGGGCTTAAAAAGCCATCAAGGCAGAGGCAGACAGACGCCCAGATAATTGGATTCAAGACGGGAGTTTTGGCTATGGCCGCAACCATGAACGACCTTTTCGGGGATGAGGTCACAGAGGACATGATTGCCGCCACAGTAAAGGGCGCTATGGAAGTCATGTACGCCATAGCGGACGGATCAGAGAACTGTAGGTATATCAATAGCGAGCTGGCGAAGCGGACCGGAATCGATATTTTAGGAACGGGGGAGAAAAGATGATCCAGTTTAATGAGGCCAACAGGCCGTATTATTCCGAGGATTTCATAAAGGGCTTTAATTGCGGGGCTTATAGACAGACAAAGCATAAAAAGATAGGGCGCTGGATAATCGAGGATGAAGAATCGAATCCAATGGGAATAACATATACTGAGAGGAAGTGTTCTGTTTGTGGCTATGAGCACAATAATGTCGAATTTTACAAATATTGTCCGCAGTGCGGAGCCCGGATGATAGTAATGGAAAGGGATTATTTTAATGACAACTGATAAGGCAATAAAATGGCTGCATCATGCGCTAAAGAGGGAAATGCCATTATGGCGTGGATTCAGAGAAAGCGAAGAAATAAGCCAATTTTATGAGTGGTATTACGCTGAAGAAAGAATTTATCTCATAAGAGATAAGATGACAAAGCAGATATTTTTCACAGAGGCAAACAACCCATGGGAAGCGTTTATGAATTTTCGTGAAGTAGTAAGCAACGGAGGAACGGATAATGAGACCGATTGAGGAAATAGCGAAACACATAAAAGATCCGAAGGTTGGCATAGATGGTGTTAGTGGATTGATCCATATGAGCGGATATACTGCCAGCCTGATAGTGAGCTCAGGAGCCGGGTGGGAACATGCGAGTATAGCTCCGCTCCGAAAAGTAACACCGAGTTGGGAAGATATGTGCAAACTCAAAGATCTGGTGTGGGAAAAGAATGAGACCGTTATTCAGATACATCCTTCGGAAGTTGATTATGTAGACATTGTGCCCAACTGCTTGCACTTATGGAGATGCACATACAAAGAAATGGTATTGCCACCTGCTATTCTCGTGGGACCGAAACCCGGCATGACACGGAGTCAGATGGATCGCGCGATAAAAGAGGCGTACGAAATAGCTGGGGAGAAACTGGAGGGATGCGTATGAAAGGAATGTGGATCGAGTGGACGGACGATTATAAGGATTACGTCAAGTGTTCCCAATGCGATTATGGCGAAGAAGGTGAGGTCTATCTGGGCGAGGAAACAAATTATTGCCCGCATTGCGGCGCTGAAATGGTAAGTAGTGTGGATGAGATGGCTGAAGAGGAGACGATACCGAAGTGGATCCCGTGCACGCAGGAGCTCCCTGAGCTTAACAAAAGAATTTTAGTAACCGCATATCATCGGACATGTTACGGCATGATGATAAGCCGGAGCGGAAATGGTGGATTTCCGATATTTCGGCTGCAGGATAGTCTAAATGAGCGGACTGTAAATGAGACGATATTCCATGGACAATACTCACAAGGAAGAATTGATGCATGGATGCCACTTCCAGAGCCATATAAGGCAGAAAGTGAGGGATAAATGGCAGGATATAAGCCGTTAACGCCTAATTTTAGACAGGATATTAACGACGGATTCGACAAGCAAATAACGGAATTAAAGGAGTGTAAACCGAATGCGTTGGTGAGCGTGCAGATAGAAGCTTTAAGTATGTATAAAAGACTTATAAACGGATTGCCAGACGGTTATCCCATGCCGTTAGCGGACAGAAAGTGAGGGATAAGATAGCATGACATATGGAGATATTTATAATGAATTTTGCAAAAAGTTTCCAAATGCAGAAGTTGAAGATTATAGGCCAGCAGTTGAAATGCACATACCACAATTATCAAGGGGTATTCCAAACGCAATTATTGTTTGGTTAAAAGATGGGACAAAAGTAATTTATATAGCAGAAAGTGAGGGATAAGGAATGACAAGCGCAGAGGCTGTAAACAGGCTTAAATCAG